ACGATTCCCTGAGGTGTTCCTAATGGCTCCTGTAGTCTTTCTGATCTCGCTTATAATGGTGATTGGATCGAGTGTCTCTTATAGTCCTTCTTGGTTTTCTTTAGAGGATGTTGATTCATAAGACTCTTATAAGACTCTCTTATTACTGACGAACTTTCCCAGACCCAAGGGTAACTACGATAGAACGTTGAGCTTTGGCTGATGAGAATAAGGCTTACTGGATTACTAGTGATGGTACGTACTAGGGGAAGGCTGGTTGTTTGGTGGTGACCAGGGGAGGTTTGGAGAGTGGTGGTGACTGGTGGTTGAGATGGTGGAGGCTAGGTGTGGTGAGGGATTGTGGGTGATTGGTGGATCAGCCTGGAGGATCGGTGCGATTTTTATCGACAATTGAGAGTGGGTGTGGATATCAAGGCTCATCGATCTGGCTGAATGACCGGCGAGATCACTGAAAACAATGAAACGACAACCAAATGAGTTACACCTACCTGGACGACAACTGCGAGAACTCCACCTCTTTGCCGGGGCTGGAGGGGGTGTCCTCGGCGGCATCCTTTGCGGACATACCACAGTCTGTGCTGTTGAGATTGAACCTTACTGTCGGAAGGTCTTATTGCAACGCCAGCGAGATGGAATCCTGCCTCGGTTCCCAATCTGGGACGACGTTACTACTTTCGACGGCAAACCATGGAGAGGGCTTGTTGGTGTCGTGTGCGGAGGATTCCCATGCCAGGACATCAGCGCGGCAGGAAAAGGAGCGGGACTTAGCGGGGATCGGTCTGGATTGTGGGGAGAAATGGCTAGAATCATCGGTGAAATACAGCCCCGAAACGTCTTTGTGGAAAACTCACCGTTGCTTGTGGGAAGAGGACTTGCCCGAGTCCTCGCTGATCTTGCCGAAATGGGGTATGATGCTCGATGGGGTGTTATTGGAGGGAGAGAGGCCGGGCTACCTCACGCAAGGGAGCGTTTGTGGATATACGGTTCCAACGCCAATGACATCGGATCGAAAGTGCTACTCGAAAAATCCAGCCTACCACGCAAAAAGAATGGCGCGAAACATCAGCTTCGTCTCATGGGTGGCGGTGAAATTTGGAACGAGTGGCAAAATCAATCCGACCGTTTCGGAGACTGTGATGGGGTGACCTACCGGGTGGACAGACTTACAGCCGTTGGGAACGGACAGATTCCGCAGGTGGCAGCTCTCGCATGGGAAACACTAAAACCAAAATAATTACGATTTTTATCGACAATCCGCAAACAATCTCCAATCTCTCCTCAGTTGCAGCAAGCAACGCTACCCCAATCAACCAATCAGATGACCACGACGACAATCAAGACCGCAGCAATGAACAACACCAACCGCATTTTGGAACTTCAGGATCAAATCAAGACAATCGAGATCGCATGGCTCATGTCGGTAGGCGATAGCGGATCGTCAGACTATGACAAAGAGTTTGCCAAGCTCAGATCCGCTCAGAACGAGATGGACTCAATCGCCGCCTAACCCAAACCCAGCCGGGGTTCAATCCCCCGGTAAAATCATCACTAAATCGAGGATTTTATCAGCTAGACGCATGAAACATACACCAGGACCATGGAGAACGGATGGCTACTTTATCCGGCAAGATCTGAAAAACGGAGGAGGCCGAATGATTGCGGACGCTGGGCCGCACCACACGCCGCCAAACGAATATCCAATATCGTGCCGACTAATGGACGAATCTAACGCTCAACTAATGGCCGCAGCACCGGAGTTACTGGAGGCGCTGGAAATGCTGCTAACCATCGAGCCAAACTATTTCGAAGCCGATGCCTACGAGCGCAGTTTGTGGCAAAACGCTCGCGATGCCGTGAAAAAAGCCACCGGAAAATAACAATATTATGGATTCAGAAACTAAACGCAAAAACAAATTAGCCCGTCAGAAGCTGGACAGGCAAACCAACCCTGAGAAGCATCAGGAATACAAGAGGCGCTACCTCGCCAAGAAATCAGTGACGATAGCCCCATCACCGGCCACGGTCGATATGGACAAAGTTCTCGCATTTGTATCCAAACGCAACGGATCGAAGACACTTCCTCCACTCATGCCAGACATGGCGAAGGTTCGAGAATTTATCAAATACGCATGAACACTATCGACGAACATTATGCCCCACCGGGATTTATCGCCAAACCATTGGAGTTCTCCGATATTCTAGGGATTACCTGCGAGGAATGTTTCTTTAAATTTGCCGACGCAAAAGGGTGCGGTGATGGATCGCGACCATGTTCGCCATCTGAGCGCCCAGACAACACACACGTTATTTTTATCCAAAACCACAACTAATATGCTAATCATCATCGCTACCAGTGTCCTGTTCCTAATCCCTTTTCGCATTATGGGTGCGACATGGGTCGAGGCAGTAGGACAATTAGTTTCCATCTGGGCTATCCTGTTTCTCATCTGGCTTGCCTATGTGGCGCTTGCTGCATGAAACATCTATCAAAAACGAAAATGAAAACGACAATCTTTAAAACCGACAGTTCATGGCAATACATTCGAGGGAACACTGCGCTATGCATTGGACGACGAACATGGAGGATCGCTCAGGGAGTCCCAGTCGACAATGGAGGAACACTGTTTTACGGATCTGCATACGGATCTGTGTCCCGCGAGTTTTCCGCAAGCATCCTTCGTCAATTCCGCCGGGAGCAACGCCGCAGTCTCAGCCAATGATCACCAATTTTGAGACATTGGTCAGGGAGACATCAGACGCATTCGATGTGCCTCCTAACGAGATACTTGGGCCAAAACGAACCAAGGAAGCCTCGCTTGCCAGACACGTTATTATGGCTTGCTGGTCAGACGACCACTCGCTTCAGGATACCGTTAATCGTTGCAATCGTCGCTGCCACTCCACAGTCATTTGGGCCAGGCATCGAGTGTTTAACATGGCGGAATTAGACCGATCATTTGCACTACTCATCGACCGGATCTGCCGCCGGTCACAGGATGGCGCGGAGATTCTTGACGAGCCAGAACCAGAGTTGCCTCCAGAGCCGGAACGAATAATTGACACTACGAAGAAATTTTTAACTATCTCTCTCACCGACTAAACAAATGAACCTAGAACATAGCACACCAGAATTATTCGCGTCCCTCGCCAAAATGCAGGGGGATGTCGAGAACGCCACAAAGGGGAGCGTTAACCCCCACTTCAAGAGTCGATACGCTGACCTCGCCGAGGTGCTTAATACAGTGCGCCCAGTCATGGCAGCGAACGGCCTTAGCATCATCCAATCGCCATCGTTTGATGGTGTGCGGGTCTGCGTCACAACTACCATCTGCCATTCCAGCGGAGGATACGTCAGCGGAGAAATCTCCTGCGTCCCTGCCAAACATGACGGGCAAGGCGTTGGAGCTGCAACCACCTACCTTCGACGCTATGCCCTTGCAGCGTTCACCGGGATCGCTCAGGAGGATGATGATGGACAGTCTGCGACAACTACGCAGAAGGTTGTATACTCAAAAATCACCGCGGAACAAGTGGCTGGAATCAAGAGCGATCTGGAGGCGCTCACCATCGATGAAGGAGCATTTCTAAAACACTACGGCGTGTCGCAAATCTCAGACATCACTACCGATAAAATTCCATACATCGAACGCGCATTTGTCGCTAAACGTAAAACAGCATGAGAGTTACACACACACCGTTCAAGACACCAACACGCAGCATTGGACGCGATCCAGTCGCCACTATCGCCTTGCTTAATGCACTCAATAAACCCAAGAAACCCACATTCTTTCAGAGAATCAAACAACTAATTAAATGAAAGCACATATCGAATACAACTTAGGCAAAGCGTATTATTTACGCACAGCAACGCCGAATAAACTGGATGGACCTGTGTCCAAGTCCTTGTTATGGGATTTCCACCAGTCGCCATATAAATGGCGGCACTCACCCGGCAAGGAGACGACAAAGGCCATGGGGTTAGGGACGCTCATCCATGCCGCTATCCTTGAGCCGAATACTCCTGTTGATGAGTTTGCTGTGGTTTCTCCCTACGCAGATTTCCGCACCAAGGCAGCACAGGAGTGGCGAGATGATCAGAGAGAGATGGGGAAAATGATCGTCAGCGACGAGGACATCCGAATTGCTTCTGGGTGCGAGCAAGTATTCTCCGAGGAATACTCTCAAAGGTTCGCCGGGGATTTCGCCTCCGAGGTGGCAGTATTTGGCGAGATCGGATCGACGCAAATCAAGGGTATGATTGATATCGTCCCCAACAATTTGGATCTGTTGGTAGACCTCAAAACTACCGCGAATATCGGTTCTCAGCGTGACCTGGTGCAAACCATCGTCAAATGGGGCTACCACTGGCAAGCCGCGCTTTACATCGACCTCTGGAACGCAGCTTCTGGAGATAGCCGGAAGCGATTTGTTTTCTGTTTCATCGAGACAAAAGAGCCATACGAAACGGCTTGGATTGAGTTGTCGGAGAATTTTATTGACCTTGGGCGAATTGGATACATGAATGCACTCGCTCAATGGCAATCATGTGCAGCGACCGATTCATGGCCGAAACAGCATGAGGGAATTGTCACCATTGAAAAACCAGCATACCTATGAAAAAGAAATATGACGCAGTCGCCACTGTTGGCGCGTATAAAGATAAGCAAGGCAACGAGAAGAAACGCTACCTCACGGTTGGCGCGGTCTTTGAGAACGATAAGGGCAACCTTTCGCTCAAACTCGATGGGATGCCAGTATCGCCAGACTGGAGTGGATGGATCTCATTCTATGAGCCAAAACCATACGCAGGAGCCGGTGGTGGTGCGGCTGAACCAGCAGATGATATTCCGTTCTAATGAGCCTCTTCGACGATATCCCGCTTGAGGTAGGGACTCAATACTATGAGAAGACCATAGTAGATTGGAATCCTGAGACACAGAAATATCTGGTCGTCTCTCCCTATCAAAAGGATGGCATATGGTTATCCAGAAGTGCAGTGGAATCCACCCACGCGAACAGTCTACTGAGTGGAGTTGAGTTTCGTGAAGCAAGGCCCGGTAACTCATACAACACCAGATACTTCCGCAGTAGAGCATAACGGCATACTGAGTCGCACAGTTAAACCACTCTGGCCCGGGGTTTGCGATAGGGCTAATTCATATATATGCAATTTGAAATTTTAACACCACTGGATGCGCGAGATCGCGGATACCTATCACTCACCACTCCTTACCGACAAAACAATGAGGACGAGATGCGATGGATGGAAACTGTCTTGCGTGACATGCGCGGATGTGATGCAGTCGTAGTTGATACCGGGAAAGGTTATGAAGTCGCTCGCCACAAATCGGAACTCAAACTAGCAGAACCTAGATGAACGGATTGTTTTCAGACCTGCCGGAAGAACTATCACCCAGGTTGAAATGGATGGCAGTGAAGAATATCAAAGCCATGCAGAGAGAGGATGGCAAATGGGTAGCTTTTAAATCTGAAACTAGGTTTAGCAACTCAGATGATACTGAGTTGGACGCAGTGATTGGGTTGGCGAAGAAAATGAAACTAAAACTCTGGAACGAACTCACCGAATAAAATTATGCTAACTATTATCGGAATTGACCCTGGAGCTAATGGAGCTGTAGCATGGATTGCTAACGGCAAAGCCTGCGTTGAGAAGATGCCTGATACGTTACAGGATCTATGGGAGCTAGTTGATAATATTCGCTTAGCCTCGCAAATCGAGGCAGGCAGGTATTGCGACAACGCCCACATCAAGGCGTATATCGAGCAAGTCCACAGTTCTCCACAAATGGGCGTGAAGAGCGCCTTCACTTTTGGTAATGGATTTGGTCACTTGGAGATGGCGCTTACAGCCGCAGGTATACCGTTTGAGCGTGTGCGACCTCAGGTATGGCAGAAGGAACTGGGATGTATGACAAAGGGAGATAAGAATGTCTCAAAATCCAAGGCTCAAGAGCTTTTCCCAGCAATGAAATGCACCCATGCCGTCTCTGATGCGTTGCTTATCGCAGAGTTTGGACGCCGGAAACACACACGAATTGATTTTTTGATTGAAGAAACGAAACTATAAAAGATAAACTAACCACTGCACAACACCATGAAATCAGAAATCATCAGCATCACTAAACCCATTCAAGCCGATCTGCTTGATCTCACCCCCGAACAGTTCATCGTTTATCAGGCCCGCGTAAGCTCGCCGCACAACCAGCACAATCACGATACCGGAGAAGGACTTTTGCGCTACTGCTTGCAAAACGGGCATTGGTCTGTTTTCGATATGGTCGATGTGACATTCGAGATACACACCAGTAGAGCAATCATGGCTCAGATATTACGGCACAGTTCTTTTAAATTCCAAGAGTTCTCACAACGCTACGCGGAAGTCAAAGATTTTGATTTCAGCGATTTGAAGATCCGTTTAAAACATGAAGGTGGGAACAGACAGGGGTCAGGTGAGTCAAGCAGTTTATTGTCGGAACACGCTATTTTTGGAGCAGGCAAAGCCGCAGAACAATACGAATGGTTAGTAGCATGCGGTGCAGCCCCAGAATCAGCCCGCATGGTGCTGCCGCTATGCACTCCAACTCGCGCCTATATGAAAGGCAGCGTCCGTAGCTGGATCACTTATTTTTGGCAACGAAGATCCGCACACGCGCAGAAGGAACACAGGGATCTTGCCAACAGCATCTTCGCTCAGTTCGCGGAGCATTTTCCACTGTGCGCGTCAATCACGGATGCTGGACAAATGAAATACGTTTTGAACGCCGATGTGGAGCCACCGAGTGAAAGGAAAGCCAATGCCCAATAACTGCCAACGACCCGAACTGTGTCTGCTATCGGAAACCTGTATTCCGTGCGCAATATGCCCGAACGCCAAAGAGAAAGCTGATGATCGGTTGGCTCTCATGCCAGCCCGAGGGCGAAAAAAAGCTATGATTACAGAACCAACATCGCCGCCCTCGGGATTGGCATCACCGTCTTGTTCTCCCTCTTCTTGGCCGGTAGTGGTCAGCTTCGGAGGTGGAACAAATAGCGCGGCCATGCTCATCGAAATGCAGCGGCGTGGTGTGGTTCCCGACCTCATCACGTTCGCGGACACGGGCGGCGAACTGCCCGAAACAATCCGATTCGTGGAGGAGTTCAGCGCGTGGCTGGTAGATCACGGAATGCCTCCCGTCATCACCGTGCGAGACGAGCGCCGGACGCTGGAAAGCGAAGTCCGCGAAGCGGGAACGCTGCCGTCGCTGGTCTTCGGCTTCCGGTCATGCCCCGACAAATACAAAGTCCGCCCGCAAGAGCGATACCTCAAGACATGGCAACCCGCGCTCGACGTGTGGGCGGCAGGTGGAAAAGTCGTGAAGCTCATCGGCTACGACGCGGGGACTAGCCGCGCTGGACCTGAATCAACAAACCAACTCGACGGCTAGTCCCTGTCGATCATCACCCTCTTGTTATATGCCATCATCTTCTCGTGATCTCTTCTCTTACGTTGTCCTGCTCTCGGGCGGGATAACCTCATGGGCTGCTGCAAAACGCATAGCTGAAACGCACGGAACCGACCGCATGACCCTGCTCTTCGCCGACACCGGCATGGAGGATGAAGACTGCTATCGGTTCGTGCATGAAGGGGCTGAGAACGTCGGTGCGCCGCTCGTAATCCTCAAGGAAGGCCGGACACCGTGGGAACTCTTCCGCGACCAGAAGATGATCGGAACCAGTAAAGCGGACATCTGCTCACGGATGCTCAAGCGCGATCCTCTGGACAAGTGGCGGAATGAAAACTGCAACCCTGAAACCACGAAGATGGTCGTCGGTATCCTGTGGGATGAATCCCACCGCATCGACCGTCTCCAAGAACTCTGCAAGCCGTGGCAATACATCGCGCCGCTGTGCGACAAGCCATGGATCAGCAAGGCGCAATGCCTCGAATGGGCTGCGCGTGAAGGACTACACCTCCCGCGCCTCTACGCCATGGGCTTCGCGCACAACAACTGCGGCGGCTTCTGCATCAAGGCAGGACGCGCCGCCTTCGCAAACCTGCTCCGATGGATGCCGGAACGCTACGCCTGGCACGAACAGCAAGAGCAAGAAACCCGCGCATGGCAGGCCGCAAACGGCGTGCAAATGGGGCATGTGCTCTACAAAGACCGCAACGGGAAACGGGAACGAATCACCCTAGAGCAATTCCGCGAAGAAATCGAAGGGCGCGGCGACGAGTTCGACGGTGCGCACGAATGGGGCGGCTGCGGGTGCGCTCTTCCTCTCTGAAAGCAAAAGAAATGATCACGAACCAGATGATGAAACAGCCTATCCGTCAGGCATATAACAGCCAACCAAACAAACAAAAGTTGGATTTATTAAACCATGAACAAAACACACAACACCATGAGTCCTGAAGAACAACGAATCGCGATTACCGAGGCGTGTGGGTGGACGGAAACAGAGGCGTGGCTAAACGGACGCAGATGCTTTGAACACGCCGACAGCAATGCCGGATGGGATTTCGATAGTCTGCCAGACTACCTCAACGATCTCAACGCGATCCATGAGGCTGAGATCCAACTAGAAGCAGAAGACAACCATGCCTACGGATGCTATTGCTCTGAGCTTTACGAAAAGTATGGGAACATGGTCAGTCTTACCGCTTCGCAACGCTGCGAAGCGTTCCTAAAAACAATTGGAAAATGGAAAGGCAAAAATGACCGCTGAAGAACAACAAATCGCGATTGCCGAGGCGTGTGGATACATGCAGCCGCATTTCACCCCAAATGGGTGCTGTGTAGCAGCAGCATATCAAAAAGGCGATGGATCATTTTGGGGTACCCGAGGAGTGCCGGATTACCTCCATGACCTCAACGCGATTCATGATGCCGTCAAAACAATACCACAAAACCTAATGCCTCGCTATTTCGCATGCCTCTGCAATGTAGTTAGCGGGGCGATCTCTCTGTATGGATATTCAAAGGCAACAGAGGCAACTTCCGCCCAACGCTGCGAAGCGTTCCTCAGAACAATCGACAAATGGAAAGAATAAAAATGAGCGCAGGAAAAGGAGATACACCAAGGCCCGTTAATGCAAAAATCTACGGAGACAACTACAACAATATATTCAGGAAATGGCAAACTTCACAAAAGATAACGGATTCAAACTCATCAAAGGAAGACCTAGGCACAAGCCATGGGAACAACGAGTCACCGCAACATTCCGGCTTACCTACGAAACCTACCAACGAATCCAGCGATTAGCAAAACGCGAGGGAATTATTTCCTCAAAGGCGCTCGAAATACTGGTAAGGACCGCAGAATCAGAGAAGATCGAACCGACACAAGTTGTTGATTACACGAAAATCCATAACAAGGGTGGATACACCTGCTCAAACATTTTAGACAAACACTTCAAATGATACTATTAAAAGGATTTCCAAAACGCTACGAGAGCGCCCCTGAGGCCACCGGAGATGACTGGTGGTCACATTACCGCAAAGGACTCGCTGCGGTCGATTCTGGGGGCATTGTGGTTATGTATGGAGCGCATGGGACAGGAAAGACTAGAATGGCATGGGAGATCGCCAAGAAATGCTCGCCTCCAGACTCCCACTTCTTAATTGGAGGGATTGGCTGGGCCGGGACTAGCCGGGAACGTCCAGCGATCTACACCACCGCAGTGGGGTTGTTCCTAGAAATTAGAGACTCATTCCGGTCTGACTCAGACCAGTCAGAAATGCAGATTGTCAGACGTCACACCGAGGCCGGGTTGCTGGTCATCGACGAAATGCAGGAACGAGGGGAAACTGAGTTTGAGGACAGGAAATTAACCTCGATCATCGACGCTAGATATGCTCATGGCCGGCCAACAATCCTTATCACGAACTACACCAGGGAGAAACTAGCCTCGACCTTATCCCCTGCGGTGCTTGACCGGATTAGGGAGAACGGTTGTGGGTTGAATTTTAGCTGGGGAAGTTACCGGAAACAAGATGGCATTTAAATTGACGGCCCGTTAACTCGCTGTGGGCTTGGAGTCCTAGGCGTCTCCCCAACCTCTAGTGACGGGCCAAGCACTAGAGGTATCTGGGGGTAGAAATCATGCTCGACGATACAGGTTCATCTTCGTGCCATTAAGCGTTACGGATCGTTTCGCTATTCCATGGAAACGGTTCAATCTGTCTTTTGCCGAGCTTGGGGAAATCCCTATTCGGTCTGCGTATTCTTTTGAGGTGAATTCATCTGGGTGGCGAGGCTCTTCGATGGTTTGAGCGATGACCCAATCAAGGGAGGAAATTGCCGATTTCGTTTCTTTTTTCATAAAATTCCCATTGGTGAAATCCAGTCGTTACCTTCCTTGATAACGTGCCATGCGTGCCATGCTCCGGTTTTATCATTAATCATGCCGTAAATAAAGCCCTGCCGCCATCCCATCTTTGCGCTAAATCTATCTGCGTAGTGCATCTTCTCAATGTCGCCAATGCAACCAGACGACATGCTCATTCCCCCGTCAGCATGGGTGGCAACGTAGGTATCAGGCTTGTGGACATGTCCGTGGATGCAGCTCCCCCAGTCGCCATGGTGGAGCTTTGATGGGCTAACAATTGATGATCGGAAACCATGAATGAACTTGGGACCCCCTTCTGGGAGTGTGAGATATTTCCCAACAATATAAGGAATCCATTTGATCTTGCGAAGCCCGAACTCCTTCTCAGATGCTTTCACCAAGTCCGCACAATGCTCTCGAAGGATGCCGTCGCGTGACGCATTAGCGTGTTGCCATATGCGGTCGTCATGGTTTCCCAGAGTGAGGTAGTGAGGCTTGAATTCATCGAGGAACTGAATGCCCGAGGTGTAATCCTCTGACACTCCGCTAGCCTTATCCTCTGGGCTAGCCCCTCCTCGAAGTGCTGCGAAATCCCACAGGTCGCCACCGTGGATTCGATAGTGAGGCTTGTAGTCTGCGGAAAACTTTAGGAGTTTTTTGCGAGACTCGTCATGGATAAGATCACCGTGAGAATCCGCGCAGTAAAGGAATCGTTTAAATGCCATGTATGTATTTAGTCTAGGTAACTCATAATGCCATTGGCAATTGCTCTCGCTATTGCTGGCTTATCACTGATCATCACACCCCAGTCTTTTGCATTACTGCCAAATCCAATCTCACAGATTACAGCCGGGCAGTGAGTGCCAGACAGAAACTCCGCGCCTCGATCACCGTTAAACCTGGGTTTAATTCCCCTAGATTTAATGTCATTAACGATCAAACACATTTCAGCGTTTAGATTGTCAGCTAGGGATTTACCATTTTTACTGCTGCTCCAGTAAAGCCATTCGTGACCATTGGCTTTTGGGTCGTCAGAGCAGTTGAAATGCAACTCAACCGCAATGGTGGCGTTACAATCCTTTAGTGTCTTTGCTAGCCATCTCTGGGCTGATCCGTAACTTGTCCCGTTATATCTTGATATCTCCACCGTATCGATGGCGCTCTTACCAAGCTCGTCAGCGATCATCTCTCCGAGTTGACGATTATAGCTCCACTCAGTTTCGCCACTGATTGACACAGCTCCTCCTTCAATACGTCCCTTTACGATTCTAGAGTGACCAGTGCAGATTGCTACGAGTTGAGACATATTATTGATCCGTTCAACGGTTTTTAACCAACTTCGCCAAAGAAAGCAATCCCACAGCAACGCCGATAGAAAGCGATGTCATGCGAAGCCCCCACTCCAATTGTTCCTGGAATGAGGTAACGAAACCAAGTGCTGGAGCAACCGTGCCAACAAATCCATGCAGCAAGTCCCTGCCTTGATCTGTGGTCATTAACGTGAGTCGCGAGCTTTGATTAGGCCAATGCCAGCAGTCACTGATGCGAAAGCGCCAACAAAGTCTGGAGCGCCACCACTGAGTAGTTGGATTCCAATATTGGTAACTGTTGCGAAAATAGTAAGAATTCCGAGGGCTGTAGTTTTCATATGTATTATAGTAAATTCAACACACCAATCAATCCGATAAGTAAGCAGAGGTGACAAGTGATGGTTCGATGTCTACTCGAGACTCAAGCCCGCCAAGCATGGCGATGAGCGTGGCGAACTCGGGGTAGTCGGCAAGGCGGGTGTTGGCGTGCAATGGTGTTGTTAGCGCGGAGTCCTCGAACGGCAGGAAATGCAAACCAACGTGCTCGCCGCTCGTGATTGGAAAACCATGGATTGCCAGATACGGCGCAATGCCACGGGAGATTTGCGCCTCGCGGACAGCGGCGGAGATTTGCGCGGAGACCTCGGGAGTGGTGATGTATCCGATCATGGTAGTGTGAATAGCCCGCTAGATCATCTGATCCCATGCCCGCAGATATGAATCCTGCGCCGATTTGAGCGGTGGTTGTTTGAAATGGAAACCCGCCAGAATTTCTAGCCATAATAAATATAGGTAAATTTGCAGGGGTCCCCGTTATTGCGGCGCTGTTGGTGTCTTCGGTAATTCCGGCGGATGATCGTCGGATCATGCGCGTAACGCCACCGAAACGAGATGCGGCCTGAATTCCGTTTGATCCGATAGCCCCACGAACAACTCCTGCGCCTGCCCAGTTTGACGATGGGACTATTCCTGAGCCTCCAGTTCCCACTGAAATAGCAGTGCCGCCAGTTGCTCCAGTTCCGATGCTGGCCAAATTGGCAGAGGGATTGCCCGTATAATTTAGCGTGCCTATCGTTGCGCTATCAAGTGCGACTAGGCTTTGCCAAGGCGTCACCGTGTCGAAATATCCAGTCGTGCCGTTGCTCTGCACGTAGCCGGGAGCGACTGTCACCGTGCCAGCAAACGTGCCGCTCGTCCGCGTAATCGCATCCACCGCGTTCGCCGCGAGGTTGTTGTAGATCGGCAGGTAGATGCGCTTGTGCAGCGCGTAGCGGCCCGCGTCTTTTTCAGCCTTGTAGAAGTCGGAGATAATTTTGCGCGGGTTCGTCGCGCTGGGAAGTGCGATTTCAATCGTCGCGCCAAGCGCCGCCTCAACCGTCGCGATGTAGAGTTTCGCGTCGGGGTCGATGCCAGAGACATTACTTGAGAGGTTATTACTGAGGGAATAGTTCATCAGTAGCGCATTTGCATGTTTGCGTTTGTAAAGATACGGTTGGATACTAGTCCACTCGTATGATTCTCGTCAAGCCTGATTAACTCGTCTTGAAGCAACATATCTGCTTCTTGATCAGCGATCATGGCCTTGTCCTGCTGTCCTTCCGCGCGAAGGTAATCAGCGTATGTGCCATGGGCGATGTATTGATACCACTCAGCGGGAACACTTGATGTCTCTCCAGACTCATTGCCATAAGTGTCAGCAAGTTGTGCTTTATATGTCACAAATGCGGTAGCCGGATTGAGGTCGCCAGCGATTAGCGTAGCCCCGGCGGAAGTGACCATGATGTCATACTCCTGCACCGAGGATGCAATATATGGAGCTTGTTTATAAACGCGCATGAACGTGTCGATAGATGAAACCCCAACCTCGCTAAATGGAATCACAGCCCCAGAAACTACCCGTTCCTCTCCAATCACTAGGAACCTGGTCCAGTAGTTACTGGAACGATATGCTCGCAAAGCCCGACGATTAATGAGTGCCTTGATACGAGGCGCTTCAATGGACGCGAATACCACTCCGCAGAGGGCCTGGATAAGCGAGAATAATTCAGAGTAGGTTCGCGTCTGCATATTAAATGTTACCGGCTCTCAGGTGTGATTGAGATTTGAAAAAGTCGCGAACGAATCCGCGGTCATCCCAACATTCTTTTCCGTATTTATTGGCGATGTTGAGGTATTCGTATTGAGGGATCGCACCAATAGGTTTGCCGAGAGTGGACTTAGCCTCCCGCATCGCCCGGGCTTCAGCCGCAGCTTCGATCTCGCGCTTATTCTGAAGCGCCTCCTTAAATTTGCGCCCAGAGCATAGCTCCTTAATTAGCGCATCTGTGATTACGTCTTCGCAGATCATAAAGAAAAGGTGAGCGGGATTTCACCCCCGCCCACCCATGTTTGGATTTAGTTCACGGACTTGACAGGATCAATGATATCAAGAGTGATAACAATTTCTCCATCGAGTGCCGAGTAGTTACCGGCAGCAACAGTCAAAATAACTGGAATTGCCGCAGTTGTTGGGATATCGATCACAACGGGAATTCCGGTCGTCCAACCTGATCCACTGTTGAACCGTGCCGCAGTATCAGCGGTAACTGGAGGCACAGCGGAAGCGATGTGCTTGCCGGTTGTTCCAGTGATACCCACAGATACCGCACCAGTTGGTGAGACAGCAGTGCTGGTTCCAGACGTAACGAACGTCTTGGATGTTGAGATACTAGCACCACGAATACCACCACCTTTGGGAATCAATCCAATGGTTTTTGTTCCGCCAGCAGCAGCGATTGCGGCAAGGTCAGCGGAGGACAATACGATGGCATCAGTGTAACCAAACCCAGTCTCGTTATTTGCAATTTTAGGCATATAATTATTTTTCTATGTGTTTAATTGGGCTTAGTAAGCAATCTTACCATGGGCTTGTGGATGCTTACAAACAAGCGTTCCAGCAACATCGATGAATCCACGCTCACCACCACCTTGGTTCTCAAGGCGAGTAGCTCCCATTGGGATCAAGGTATTGAAACCGAGATACTTAGGGTTGATGACATAGCCCACGTTGGTGGACGCTGTTGGCATACACGCAGGATTTCCGTTAACAATCTTAACGATACCAAAATCAGAGTCGTAAAGGTTAACAGAAAGCGTAATAGCTTTGCTCGATGCGTCTTGATTAACGTGATACACGTTATTCGTGCTGACAGAAGGAGCGCGAGTGAAGCCACTGATGATCTGACGAAGTGCAGTATTCGCCACAAGTGTCAAGCTGTTCATCTCGCCATTCTTGGAGAAGATCGAACCAAGCATGGTATTGAAGGTAGTCTCAGTAACAGTCGTAGCGAGAATCGAACCGGTAGGAGTGCGATAATCGGCAGGAACAGGGTTTGTGCCTTGCGCTGTTGCTTGAGTCCAAGTGCCAAGGCCGCGCATACCGTAAGGAGTGCCAGCGCCATTCTCGACAGTCATCTCATTGTTGGATGCAATAGTGGCTTCGATGTCACGTTTCAGTTCGCGCATCGATTTAGCTTCAGCTTGAGCAATGTTAGCAGGACCAATGCTCGTAACGGCTTGTTGCAAGTTAGAGACCAGATAGTCTCGACGCATGACCTGAATGTAGTTACCCAGACGAGCACGATCAGCAAACTTGTCGGAGAATGAAGTTACATCAGAACCTTCAGAGACACCAGTCGTGACTGGAGCTGCGAGGCCATCGACGGTCCACTCTGTGTAGGTGGCTGATGCTTTACCCTTAGAGCAAAGCGACAGGATAGGGGTTTCTTCTGGAGCGAGGATAGCAAGTTCGTTGCTGAGGTCTTCGCGGTTTGAGATCGCTGAACCCTTGCCAGACTTGGCTTGAGGAGCGTTCGGTTGATAGGTAGCACTAATTGGCATAATATTTTATTTTAGAAGTTATTTGAATTTAGCGATTCTGGCAGCAATCCATTCTTCTGAGCTACCGCTTTTCTCAAAGCGATTATATGCATCTGCGCCCTTAGCTTTAACGGGGGAAGAGGACTTTGCCGCTCCAGCACCGTATGGGGTTGAAGATGGATTTACCTTCAATTTATTTCCCATTGCTGGTTGAGACTTGATCTTCTTGCCTCCGTAAAGAGAGCGAGATGCATGAGCCAAGATATACTCAATTTGAAATCCGATTTCTGGAATCTGCGTTTTAATGCGCGAGATCAACGGGTCCGATACCAAGGCCTTGTAGTTTCTCCCAATCTCAGACTCTTCGTCTTGGATCTCTGGGACTTCACTCTTGGCCGCTTCAGAATACTGCTGGGACATCTGCTCAAACTGTGCAATCTTTGCGATATGCTGTTGTTGAGCGGGGATGTATTTGGTCAGTGCTTCTCTAGCGTTCCGGTTTGCCTTCCGAATTTGCTTCTTTGTGAACTCTTTATCGCCAACAACGATGATATCATCAGAACCGTAGTCTTCGTGTTCTTCTAGGATTTCATCAGTCGATTCAAGCGTTCGCTCAAGCTCGTCATACTTTCCTTTAAGCTCCTCAATAGAGGTAACTTCTCGGAATGGATTTTCGTCTTGAGGGATTGCTTTGGCTTGCGGCTGAGGCTGGGATTGAATCTTCTCCTCTAGGGCTTTCTTTTGAGCGGTTAGCTCACCAATGCGTTGCAGCAATCGGCTTTTACCCTTTTTGGCGAGAGATTGAATCTGCTCAGTCGTAAGAGACAACAGATCAATTTCAGACTCTTCTTCAGACTCCTCCTCGGATTCATCATCAGACTCTTCTGATTCTAACTCTTCCTCGTCTTCTGGACTGGCAGGTTCGCTATCGTCAGTAGTATCTTCAGAATCTTCTTCAGATTCTTCCTCGGGAGAGGTTTGGCGGGACATACGTTGAGCGACTAGCTCCTCGAGTGACAAATTAGACACTGATTCAATAGCTTCAGCGGTAGCTTCTGGATTACTCATAATGGATATTTAAACGCCATTTACGCTCGGCGATGCGTGTATGCCGGAAGTCAACAACAAAAATATAAATTTGTCAAGGACGGTGGACAGACGCAAAAGAGGCCGCAGGGAAAACGAAAACCCTGCGACCTCAGTATGAACAACCACAAACAATGAAACATGCACTAACCAGTGCGAGGCAACTAAAGCGTCACATCACCTATCAGTCAAGCCTGCTCAGATGTGAGCATTGTCAATAACTCGTCAAGAGTTGCAATGCTGCCACACACCTTCATCACCTCATGGCTATCGGCACATTGCCGGAAGTCACCAAGGAATCGTTCGCGCTCATCACGCACAAATTGCACGACGGCTTTGAATTCATCGCGGTCTGATAGCGCCTCAATGGCTTGCTGAATTGTTGGTTTTGGAAGGATAGTCATCTTACTCGTATTTAAATTATAACTCCTAGTCCGCAGCGTCCTGCGTGTTCATACGTCAATTCGTAATCAGTCCATTGTCAAGAGGGACGCCGGGAGAAGGAGCTTACTTGCCCTTGGCTTTCTTCTTGGCAACACGACCCATCTTAATCTCGATTTCGACATAGCCTTTTTTGCCGTTCTTTCCGTTCTTGTCGTTGCCGTTATGCCCACATCCGCCTGATTTATTGTTTTTCATAAAGTTATTTGCGTTTCTTGACTCCTGCTTCTGACATCGCAATTGCGACTGCCTGCTTCCGGCTTTTCACCATTGGCGCTTTTGCCGGTCCTTTCGGGTTGCGTCCTGCGTGTAGAGTGCCGGATTTATACTCACCCATAACCTTCGCCACCTTGGATTGCTTGCCTGCTTTTGTTGTTGGTTTTCTCATATCGTGTTACTTCATCGACTTGCTTCCCTGGCACTTCCATTTTCGCCGGGAAAGGTTATTTGGGCTATTCGGATCGGATTTCCAGTCACCTTTGATGTTGGCACTGCGAGCGCAATACGCATCGCCTTTTGCCGTGCCAGGGCGAATCCTGTCCCCACCACCTTCCGCTTTACCGGCTTGTCCGTAGCGCACAATTTTCTTTCGCCCGGTATCTGGGTTAGTGACAACCTTCTTGAATCGCTTTTCCATTACTTCCTCTTTGCTGTTTTCGCAGCTTGCTTGAAATCTTGGGCTGAAGGAGCCTTCTTTGAACCCGCCTTATTCATCTTCTCGCCACTACCTGCTTTAAGGCGAGCTTTCTTGGCGTTGATATTTGCGTATAGTCCTTGTTTCATAACCTTATTGCTGCATTCCTTGGGTTTGGACTCCACCCATTTGCGCTGGGTTTGTTCCGATTCGTCCGATCTCAGCGTTCTGGGCTTGTTGGAGTTGGAACTGGTATTGCTCTGCGTATTTCGATAGTCGTCCAGCAAATGCCTCGTCAGACTGTGCGCGTTGAGCGATATCAGGTTGTCCTGCATACGCCTGCACCATCTGCATGGCAATCTGAGCGCCATTTGGTTGTGCTGGAACCTCAATGCCAGCAAAGATTTTCGCAAGGTCGTCAGTGACGTTCTTAGCCACCTTCTGCTGTGCCTCCTCAACGGGTTGTAACACATAGTCCGCAAAGATCGGGTTGATGCTCGACGCTGTGAATTCAAGGAGCTTGTTGACATCAAGGATGCCATTTCTGTCAAGCTGGACGAGAGAAACCATGTTCTTCAACTGCGTCTCTGCCGTCTCAGGGTCAGTGGTCAGCGAGTCAAATGATACCGTGATGCTGAAGTTTTCGTCTGGATCACCTTTCTGCATTACCTGTGGGTTTGGATTGCCGGTTACCTGGAAGAACACCTCATCTGGCCCCATGCGCTGATACAGTTTCCATGCCATGTTCAGCACATCGCGCACATGGTCGAGAAACTTGCCAATATAGAATTGTTGTCTGGCCGCAGTGAGCGGGTTTGTGAGATCAAGCCCTACAGCTCTGTCTGCCTGCGCTCGCATGGACATCTCAGCCTCGACTGACCCTTGATCCATTTGCGGCACTGGTCCCCATGCGATTTCACCGAGGCGACGATATGGAACACGGCGACCTGGCCCCCAATCGGACGGTGGTCGACCGGCGGGATGCATTAGAGGTGGGAGGGTAGCCAGTGAGGCCCGGTCGATGCGACTATCGCGCTCTGTTTTGATCTGCATCTGAGCGCCTCTCAAGACATCCGAAAACGTCTGGACCTCATACATGCGTTTCTGATCGTTCGCTAACCGGGTAACCACGAACGGATAATCATCGTAACCGTTAAGCAGTTCGTGCTTGGCGTAGCCTTCAGACTGTGGGTGGAATACCGTGCAGTAGATACCCTCTGAACCGTCCTCCTCATCGATAAGCCTTTGGTAGCCGTAGACCACCATCACTAGGTCATTATCGTCAGTAATCGGCAAGCGAGTGATTGTCTTCACTTTCTCACCATCGAGATACATTGAGTCTTTTCCTCTGAGGTTGGAGATAGCGTGATCCACCCACTTCCGGTCCCAGCCTTCGCTAGTGACCTTTTTCTCAAGCTCCTGAGCCGTCAGGAACGTGCGCCAGAAAATGTAAGGAGCGCGTTGGGGATCAGACACATATGGAGGGAACATCACCTCTCCATCTGGGGCGCATGAGTAAACGATTGGGCAGTCTACCGTTTGGCGAGGAAGCGGGATATCCGCGGAACCCTTCTTCCGCATATCTCGGATTGCCGTCCTTGCTCGTTTGTCGGATAGTTCTGGGAATCCTTGCTGGAGCAGCGTCATCAGCATCTCGTCATCGTTTCCGCCGACAATTAGATCCGCTAGATCAGGGGATTGCTGGGCAATTTGGTCGATGGTGACTTGTTGCAAATATGTCCTTTTTTCTCGCTTCCAACCGACATAGGAAACCATAATCCCCTTCTCTAGCAGATAATTCGCGCCCAACTCCATTTGGTTTTTGAAGTCAGGGATGTAAGTGGAGCGCATCCACTTGAGGAATCCTGACACCATGGAGGCTCTAGGCATCGATGCCATGGAGGTGGGGAAAGCCTTGATGTGGCTACGTTGAAGCGCCTGATCGAAGAGGGACACATACATGTCGATCCGCTCTCCAACCACGTTAACTTCTTGATCTGAAGCCCCTTGCCAAGGGAATGCGTTCGCGCCATTTTTCCGCAAGTCGTCTGATTTCCCATCCCAGATGTTGCGACGATCATTGTAGGATCGCAAACATGACTCGAAGTAGTAATCCAGATCGATCAGGCAGGTATCATACGCATCAGCGAGCGCACCAATGTCAGGTTCCTTGTCAGCGTAGATAAGGGATTCTCCCTCAAGTTCTTGTGATTCGATCATGGTGCGTATTCGTAAAAGTCCTCAGGGTCAGCAGATACTAGGCACACTTTGATGCGCTTGCCAAGTAGTTTGTTTGATAGACGCACAGGGCATTTGACCGGCACTGCCATGCCATCCATGCGGACGATGACCCAGCTTGGATTATTGCACATACGGATGACCACATAGTCATCGCTGTGCTGCTGGTCAACGAGGCTATTGAGACTGCATGGAGAGTCGTCGATGATTAGCGTCTTCCTTGGCCGGCCACGCTTTGCTATTTTCTTGGCTTGTTTTTCCATATTAGTATCCTCCTGACCCATGAGTTGTAACAAATGACTGGCTTGTGTCAACGTGATCGAGATTGGCGATAGCTGCGTATCGGCAAACATCAATTGGATCTTTCCACGCTTCCTTCAGCCCACCTTCGCCGGTATACTCCGACAAGGCTTGAATAATGTTCTCGCAGTCTGAGCTAACGTAGAACCTCGGGCGATTTACCGCATCCATTGGCTTGCTGGTATCCCATGACATTTTCCCAATGAGCGCCTGCAATCCATCGTCGATATCAAGGCCGGGGGCTGGAACGCAGACCATATCAGACTCGCTTAAGTCCTCGATAATTGAGGATGATCCATCTTGTGCTTGGTATTTGGCAGCACCCAACCGGGGGTCGATGAGGCGCTCAAATATCTCCTCCTCGCCTTCCATCTCCCTGATAGCTTCGACATAGTCTCTAATGCCAAACCCTTGGCCTTTGCAGCCGGGGCCAGGCATCCACTTCCCACTCTTCCATTCTGCCCAGTCGCCAACATCAACGCCAGGCCATTCACGGTAAACCCAGAACGTGCCAGTCTCATCCACGGCAATCCAGCACATGAACCAGTTTTTCGCTCCCGCTGGGTCGATACAGTGATATCGAGTGATGTTCTTTGTGGGGATCTTGTCAGGATCGACGACGTTAACCACCTTGTTGAATTTTGGAAACTTGGTGGCTGCTGCCTTGGTTGGAATCCCATACGCTCGAATTAGGATTTCCTCCCTTGGTTTTCCAATTAAAGTCTGCCTGATCCGATTATATCCTCCAAATGGATTATCTTGAGAGTGGAAATAGTGAACGGTCCCTTTGATGTTCTTACACTCAAGGATGGTTGGCACAACTTCATTATCGAGTAGTTCAGCATGTCTGCTCTCAACCACCTTAGCCCCATCAAGATATTGTTTTATTAGCTCGGTATAGCCAAAAATCGGAGTGAACGTCAGCATCATCTTGCTGTTTCTGGTAGCCAATCGGAATCTTAATGTATCCACCAATTCTGGCCCACCCAGCATTTCGTCGCACCATGCACCGATATTCAGCCAAGTAGCCTCCTTCGATCCAAGTTCAGCACCTTCGAGGATGGTTTGGTTATTCGCAAATGCTGCGTATGTTTTGAATGATATGCGCGATCCATTCGGAAGGATCAAGGAGTTGTCAGTCCATCCATTCTTTCTTGAGTAGGACAGATAGGTGTTTTGGCTTGTCTGCTTGTTCTTGAATTCAGCAGGCATCCAGTCATATACTGCTGCTTGTTGCTGGCGAATCGACACTTCAGCGTTCTGAGCGAAGCAGAAGATATCAGCATTAGGGTTTTCGATAGCAGCCTTGACCACGAAGTAAGCTCCCACCTGCGTCTTCGACGAGCGATTTCCGCCGCTAATCAGCACTTCATTGCGAGTCTCTAGGTATTGCTCTACCTTTTTCCAGTTTTCAAACTTCCATCCATATCTAAATGGATCTTTCGCAGCATTCCTGATAGCTTCTTCACGGATTTGATAAAACTCCATCAACTCCTCTACGCTCATCTCGGCAATCTCCTCATCCGTTGGAATGGGGAGAACTGGATGTTCAGTCCACTTTAGCATTTTGCAAATTCCCCTCTTGCTTCTTGCGCTTTGAGTAAATATGCGCTTGATGCTTCTTCCTTTGTCTTGAATCGCCCGATATTCACGCTTTTCCTATCGATCATTATTTGCGCTCTCCACTTCTGAGTCTTCTTGCAAAACACAACTCCCTTCATCCCTGAAGTATTATTCTTATTGCGTCCCCGGTTAAACATGTTCTCGGATCTGCTCGCAACTCTCAGATTGGATATCCTATTGTCTGACTTGTCCTCATTGATATGATCAATGTCGCCAACAGGCCAGCTTCCGTTACAGATAGCCCACGCTAATCGGTGAGCGTAATATGGACTAGCATTAATCCAAATTGAAACGTAGCCCCTCCAATTTGATCTCCCAGCAATATCATTGATACTACTGGTTTTCGTTTTCACCTTCCATGTGAATACGCCGGTAGTTGGATTGTAGTCTAGGTATTCGGATATCCTCTTGACATCGATTACTCCTTCTGTCTTATCTATCTCAGCACTTTTCATAGTTGTTTATGTATTGTGTTAAAGCGTCTCTCGGACCACACATCCGGCAGACGCTTGTTTTTTTATCAAAGATTCCTTGGTTCGTCAACAATCTCAGCTTCAATAGAGTTTTCCTTTATTTTGTTGGCGATTCTTGTCTTGGCCTCGGAGATCATCTTGGCGGCATCGTCGAGACTGGCCCCCTTTCGATGCTCTACCACGGTAGTCGCCATGCCGGTGAGCTGCGCTGCCTTGTCTGTCAAAATGCCAACCGTAACTGCGAGCTTGTCAGGGCTTATCTTGGCAAGCTCCTCGGGGTTATCGAATAGTTGCTGTGACCGCTCAAACAAAAGGTCAGTGTAGTCCTGCGCTGCGATTGCGTATCGCATCGAGAATTCCTTCCGCTTCGTTTCGAGCGTGTCATTGTGCCGCCACTGCAATCCTCTAATAGCCTCCCTGTTGAGTCCAGTCTGCTTCTGGATGTCGGTTATCCTCGCCCCCTGTGCAGCAAGCCACAGCGCCATTGCTGCCTTGTTTGGGGCGTAATGCTCGACACAGTTCTTCGGCTGGAGCTTCGCTCGCTCCTTCACCTCAAGAAACCACGCTGCCTTGTCGGCACGTTCGTCCACATACTCAGCCTTCAGCTTCTCGTTGGGGTCTTTGGAGTCCACAGGTCTTTCTACTTCAGTTTCTCAGCATTTGCAATAGATTTCGCCGTCTCTTTCAAAACCGCAGAACCCTCACCATATTTAAAACTTGGCATTTTTGTCTGAACCTTGCGCGTATAGCTTGCAGGCATAGTCCCTTCTCCTACAAAGAAGTCCTTGAAGAAATCTCCAATCATGACCTTCTCCTTAAGCATCCCAAGGGGCTTGCCTTGGATAACTGCCTCATACGATTTATGGCCCTTAATATTTAAATCTGATGCTTTTAACAGCGGTGCGTTCTTGTTGAATTGGACGACGCTCATGATTTGCCCTGGTTCAAAAGAGCCGCTTTGCATCTCATACTTCTTAAGGATGTCATTCCAGCTCGATAAACCAAACTTCTTCTTATTTTCGTGTGAATTGATCGCCTTGACCATTTCTGCGCGTTGCTCGAAAGTCAAACCACTTCCGCCCCTTTCAAGCATTAGCAGTTTCTCATAGTCCGACAGAGACTTAACGTCAGTCAGTCCAAGTAGCCTTTCTGCGTTATTCTTGATGATATTGTCAATAGCTCCTTTTGAAATGGTTCCGTTTGCAACATCATCTTTTATTTCTTCTAGTGCCGCTATCGAGAACGATCTGCTAGATGCTGTGGACTCTCTACCTCCAGCGACAACTAACCCAATACCATCAGTCTGATTGATTTTCTTTAGAACTCTATTTGTAAGAGGTGAAAATGACCCGGCCCAACCACCTTTACCCATAACCTCTGGATGGTATGTGTATCCTACACCACCCATTAATACATCTACTTCCCTTCCATTCTTGGTAATATATGGACGATTGGAATCAGACCAATCAGAAACAAATGCAAACCCTGCCTTGCCTTCCATCTTCTTTTTCGCCGCATCGTCTAATGGGAAGTTGGCAAGAATCCTTTCGTTTTCGGATTCTGGCATAAACCTCACAGTCCCGAGAATTGCTCCAGGGATGATATTTTTGTAGTCACCTTTCACGGCTTCTCTGCCTTGCTCTGTGATGCTTCCAAACCTAGAATCTTGTGGTGCGGTTGGCATATCAGGCATATACCTGACCTGAGCCTCATACATGCCCTTGTGGGTAGTCTCCAAACCTTTTGCCTTATCCCACAACCAGTGATGCACAATGTGCGCCCAGACGTCTCGAGGGATTTTATCACCACCTTCGACTGATCCCTGCAATGCTTGGATACTCTCATCCACCCGGCGGAACATCTCTTCCCTTACTCGCTTGTCGCTGAATGTGTTTTTGACCCTTCTTGCTAGATCAGCTTCTTTGGTCTTCAATGTGCCAACGTCACCCTTCCCGGTTAACCAGAAATTGATTTCTACGGCATCAATTGTCGGCGTGTCACCTAGGCCAAGCAAATGACTAATGAACCCTTTTTTCCCAGTGCTGACTCCGTTCAGAAGCTGAACTGCTTCAAGCACTTGCTTGCTGTCTCCTTTGCTACTATTGAGCTTATCGACCACCACAGGAATTTTTGACAGGTTCTTTTCGGAGAACACATTGAATGTCTTGAACCTGTCGTCTCCGTATGCTTTGCGAATTCGGACAAGCTCGTCCCAATCGGCAGCAGTTGTTTTTCCTGCCTCCGCATTATCCAAAGCAAGTTTTCCTGCTTCCGTTCCCAACCAGTATGCCGCCGCTTCTTCTGGCCGAATCGTTTCTTGCCCGGCTTTGCCCTTGTCCGTAAATAATGGTTTAGGATCAAAATTGATGCCCTCGTTTGCCAGTTTGTTCCTGAGCGTATCAACGCCGACCGCACCAGTCCCTTGAGATGCGACCGTGACGGCATAGGCTTTCCAGATATCCCTTGAAGTCAATGAACCGGAGACCAGTTTCTCCCTCTGGTTTGCGATGAATTCGGCTACTGGCAACAAGTATTCCGGGAAAGCCCCAAGAATGCCTGCTGCTAGATTGGTCGGAATAAAATTGGTTGAATCAAGTTCCTTCATCACTTCTGCTACTGGAACCTTCTCACCCTCAGGCATATATCTGATGTCACTCGACTTCTCGTTGAATCGCTGACTGAGCGGGATCACTTCGCCATCTGCGCCACGGGTGACTGGTGCGTGTATGGGTCGCGTCTTAATTACACCCTTTGCTGGTGGTGCGGGATAGCTTTCAATCTTCTCAACACTAAGCATCGGATACCCAATTTTGTAGCCATCAAAATCGAAATCGCCACCAGATATTCTGTGCTTGTTAAAGTCAGAATCAAACTGCTGCTTTGAAGTATATTCAATCGGTTGACCCACAGTTGCATACCCGACAACAGTTGCAGCCCCTTTCCCTGTGCGAACAAGGGCAATGCGTTTCCCTACAAGATTGCTGAGAGCATTGTTTTTTGTTTTTCGCGTCTCTATTGTTTTCTCGCCGGAAAGTATTTGTTCCGTGAAGTCTTGCGATGAATCATTGATGTTCACGCCAACAGTTGGGACGCCAGCAGTTTTCGCCGCCGCATCCACCATCCTCTGCTGCGCTTCCACATCGCCACTATCCACTGCCTTCATGTAGTCAGCGTCTAGAGACTCAGGCATCTGCCTTGCCTGCTCGGGCATCCGCACCTGATTCACAGATTCGTAGCTCGGAGTATATCGCAAGTCTTTCGGCTCACCGTCAGTGTCCATGATCGGTTCGCCTTCGGGAAGGTAGTTGATCTTGACCAGATTGTTTTGATACGGAAGCTGGGTAGACCCTACAAGCTGGGTCGCCTTGTTCATGCGGTCGAGTCGATACGACTTCACCACAGCATCCACTCGATCCGTCGCGACAAGAGGGTTGATATCCTTCTGCCCGGCTCCAACATTGCCAAACACCGAGTTGATTAAACTCTTGTGCTGTTCCCACTGCCCACCATACTTGTCCTTAAAGTATGCGTCAGTTGGTTGGTTCTTGCCGTGTGAATCTATGACGGCATTTACATCGCGCAGAATCGTCTCCATGTTCCCACCGTAGAGTGATCGACCGAGTTTGCTTGCCGACTTTTCTGATGCATTCGCAAACAGTTGGTTGGTGCTCATCACCCGAATCAGGATATTCCCATCCTTGGAGATTTCGACACCGTAGGGAACCACATCACGCAGTTGCGGCTTAATCTGGTCATATCTCCACTGGCCTTTCCTGTTCTTCTTAAGGGCAGGTTGGTAGATCACAGAGAATCTGTTGCCTCTAGATGCCGGGTCAGCGTTCATATTTGACGTATCCCTAGCAGCAGCATTCAATAGCTTTAATTGTTTGATCTGTTTGCTGTTGAATCGTCCTGACAAATTCAACAACTCAATCTGCCTATCGTTGAGATACTGACCACTCCATGTATTGTTTTCTGGATTATACGAAAGCTCGCCTTCTGGGATCACCTCGCCTCGCGCTAATCTCGCTTTCATGTCATCAGCAAGAATAAATCCAGCTTGCGACCTTAACTCTTCAGTTTCTTTCTTTAGTGGAATGTAATCACCGTTCGCATCAAGATAAGCATTTCCATCTGCATCAGTCTCCCAAGGTGAAGTGATTTCACCCAGGATTGGGTCATCTTTCCCTCTAATCGTAATCTCAATTCCATTCCTAGCCTTCCGCTTGGCCGCATCGATACCTCCCTTGCGACCAACAGACTCGTTAACCATTTTCTGGAACATTCGGCGGATCTCTGGGCTTTGGTATAGCTTCCCTGACAAAAACCCATTGCCCGTTACCATCTTGCCCTTGTTGTCCATCACCCCGCCGATACGGAAGTGTAGATCACGCAAGATAGCTGACTTGTTGAGGATGGCATCACCCAATGCTCGAACCTTATCGTTGATGATCATGCGCCCAGCAATGCCGCCAAGCTTGCCGCTTTCAGCCATGCCTAACATATCATCCACGTTAGTCTCGATAAAATACTCTTCAGCAAGATACTTTTCATTTGGGATTTGAAATTCTCTTTCGCTCTTCGTCATTGGATCACCAACAGCATCACGCATCTTCACGTTACGCTCATGTTGGCTCCTCAGTCGATTCACATACTCGTTCTTGAATGCTTCATACTGCGGATCGTAATTCCCATCCTTACCTCGAAGCAATCCCCCAGTCTGGAACCCGTCGCCAACAAGCTGTGCCACAACTCCATCACCAATACCATTGTTGAGCATGTGGTGCATGAACTCATGTGTAAGCAGTGGCTTGAGTGGGTTTGCCGCATTTGGGTTTACCATCACTGTTTTCGTGTTCGGATCATAAGCGCCAGCGCCTTCGTTTACGAATTGGATCTTTGCACCTGGGTTACTTGCCGAGAACGTGCCGATCACGCGCTTCATATCCGAGGGCATACCGTTATACATCACACGCTGTGATGGGTCAGAGATGGATCGATAGAAATTCAAAGCATCACCATTCTGGAGCGCCTTGATTCTGTTTGCGCCTCCCATGGTAATCCCACCAAGTGCCGCCCCAGTGCCGCCAAAAAACAGTGTCTCGACCGCTGCCTGTTTGAGGATATTCGGATTGAAATCTCCGCCTTCAGATACCCACTCGTA